TATAATCATTTGGTCGTGTGTTATTGTGGCGGCTTCCTTTATAAAAACACGACCGATGAACAATCAACAAGGATGGATAAAACTCCATAGGCAAATTCTCGAATGGGAATGGTATTCAGATAATAACTGCTTTCGGTTATTTCTTCATTTGCTTTTAAAAGCTAATCACAAAGAAAAACGTTTTAAAGGACTTGAATTAAAAGTTGGTTCTATTGTTACAAGTCGTGATTTATTAGCACGTGAAACTGGATTGAGTTCGCAACAGATTAGAACTGCTTTAACTAAGTTAATTTCAACCAACGAAATAACCAGCAAAACAAGTTCGCAAGGTACTATTATTCAAATAGTTAGCTATGAAAAATATCAAGTAGCAACCAACGAAATAACAAACGAGCAACCAACGAGCAACCAACAATCAACCACTAACAATAATGTAAAGAAAGAAAAGAAAGAAATATATATACCTGATTATGATGAATTTTTAGCTTATGCTATTAGTCAAGTTCCAAATGTTATACAATTAGAAGTTAGATTAAAATACGATAGTTGGATATTAAATGATTGGAAAGATGGGAATGATAAAAAAATAGTAAATTGGAAGTCCAAAATTAATAACACGCTTCCATTTTTAAAGAAACACGAAACACAACATCCACGAACAGTAATTGACTAAGTTATGTATAAAAGACTAAACGAATTAAGCACCGAACTATTTACCATTAGACACGAAAAGCAGGTTAAAGGTAAATCAATAGGTTGGGATTGGGAGTTATTGCCTTACACAATCAAAGAGGGTTGCACAACGTACATCGGAGCGGCTCCAGCAAGTGGTAAAACAGAATTATGGTTTGAGTTTCTTATAAACCTTTCGTGTTTACATAACTGGAATCATGTCATATTTTCACCTGAAACGGGAAGCGCAGCTGAAATTTACGCAGAACTTTGTTATAAGTATATCGGAAAACCTTATACTCAAGGTGAGTACGGAATGAATAACGCTGAATTGGTAAGGGCTCAAATGTTTATTGATGAACACTTTATTGTAATTGACCCAATAGATGAAGATTTAACGCTTGAAAAGTTTTATGAGTTAGTAGATGAGATTGAACGTAAACACGAAATATCAATCCACACTACAACAATTGATCCTTGGAATGAATTAACTGAAAACTTTATACATTCTGACTTAGGACGTGAGGATAAATACCTTAGCCGTATTTTAGGACTTGCAAGAAAAAACGCAAGAAAGACAAATCGACATAATTGTATTATAAACCACGTTAGAGACCAACCGTTAGTTCATGGTAAAACTATTGCAGGAACTGAATTAAGCTATTTTCCTATTGCAAGCGCAAGAGATTTTGCAGGTGGTCAAGTGTGGTTTAGAAAAGGTTTAAGCGTTTTAATACTTTGGAGACCTCCAGCTGACTTATTATTGAGTGATGGAACGGTAGCAAAGGAAAACGAAGTTCATCTTAAAATTGCAAAAAGTAAGCCAAAAGGCGTATCAAAAAACGGAACATACAAATTATATTTAGATACTCAAAAATATCAATACTACATGATTGACGCTTTTGGACGTAAGATTTACGCACAGCGCAACCCGTTACAATCTGTAACCAACTCAAATAGTTTTCCAATTTATACAAATAACCCAATAGAAACAAAAGCAAATAAATATCCAACTGTAACTGATACACCAATATTTAATAAACCTGATATAGTAAACGGAAAAGAATTACTTTCGTTTAGCGAAAAGATGAAACAAAGTAAAGGCGATGTTCCATTTTAACCAATTTCCCGAAGTAAGGAATATGGTTTTTAATTGTGGCGATTTCGCCATAAAATGTAAATTATAACAAGCAAAAACACGAATTATGGACGAATTGAATATTATATCAGCCAAAGTAGGAATACAAACTACTTTCTTAAAAGTAAAAATCAGCTTAGAAGAGATAAAGACGAACCATCCAAATAGAAAAGACATAATCGATTCAATGGAAAGAACTTTAGCAGACCTTCAAGAAATTAGTTTAGTTTACTCAACGATGGAAAAAGAATATAGAGCTGCATTACAACAAAACTTTAGACTTGAAAGATTACTTCAAGAAGAAAAATTTAAAGTTCAAGATTTAAAAAGTCAATTAAATTTTAAAGATGTCACGCTGTAAAAATTGTAAAGAGAAATTCGAGCCAGTTAAATTTCTTCAGAAATACTGCCTAAAAGATGAATGCGTCCGTGTTTGGGTAGAATCCGAAAAGGCTAAGACTTGGAAAAAGACGAAAGCCAAAATGAAAAACGATCTTGAAACTATCCAAGAACTAATAAAAGCTACTCAAATTATTTTTAACAAATATATTCGATTAAGAGATAAAGGACAAGTTTGTATAAGCTGCCAAAAGAAACCATTAAAAGAAAACGCAGGACATTACTTCAATGCTAACAACCATTGGAACGTTCGCTTTAACGAGCTAAATGTTCATCTACAATGCGAACACTGCAATACCTATCTTTCAGGTAATCTAATCGAATATCAAAGAAACTTAATACATAAAATCGGAATCGAAAATTATAACGAATTAGAAGCTGAAGCAAGGAAAACACGAAAGTTTACCAAAGAGGAATTGAAAGAATTAATGCAGATTTATAAAAAAAAGATAAAAGATATAAGTTAATATTAAAAAATATAATTACTTTTGAACCAACAATTAAAACTTAAATTATGTCAGTAACAAATTTTGAAGAGTTCACACACGAACTTACAAGCGAAGAAATGGAGATTTTACCCGTAGTGGTACACGGATTTAAAAACTACAAAAAGGAAAACCCAATAAAGTCGGAGTTAATAGTAACCCGATTAAACGAATATCTTTTAGCACGAGGTTATAAAATTAAAATGACTGGCGTTCGTTTACGTAAAATAGTTAACTACATACGTACAAATGGCATAATTCCGCTGATAGCTACGTCTAACGGCTATTTTACGAGTGATTGTAAGCAGACTATCGCTGAACAAATCCAAAGCCTTCAGGAACGAGCAAACAGCATAGAGCTATGTGCTGCTGGATTAAAGAAATTTTTGTAATTTTTTTTATTCTTTAGCATTATATTAGAAAATATAGTTATATTTGTAAAACAATTAAAATCTAAATTATGAAAAAGTTATTAGAAATTCAGGCAGAATTAAAATGTCCAAAGGGAAGTTTAAACAAGTTCGGAAATTACAAGTATCGTAGTGCTGAACAAATTTTAGAATCAGCAAAACCTATCTTACTAAAACACGGAGCAACATTAATCCTTAGTGATAGTATTGAACAAATAGGCAATAAATTATTTTTAAAAGCAACGGCAACTTTAAAAACCGATGACGGGATAGCAGAAGTTTTAGGATGGGCAGAGCTTAGCGAACACAAAGGAATGTCAGGTGAGCAATGTACAGGAACGGCTTCAAGTTACGCTCGTAAATACGCTTTGAATGGTTTATTCTTAATTGATGAAACAGAAAGCGATCCCGATTCAAAAGATAACAAAAAAGAAGAGCCTAAAAACACGGAAGTAAAAAAGCCTACAATACAAGGTGAACGATTCTTAAAAGCTATTGAAGCTATCCGTAACGGTGAATTTACAGCCGAAGAGCTACAAGCGAAGTTTGAATTAAATGAAGTTCAACAAAAATCATTGTTACTGATATGAAACAGACAGCAGTAGAATGGTTATATGAACAGATACTTTTGACTCCGTTAGATATTCGTTCAATTAATAAATGTTTAGAACAAGCTAAAATAATGGAAGAAAAACAATTAGTTATGGTGGCAAACACTTCTTTAAAAGAAGCATATGAAGCAGGTCAAAAATCAATGTATTGTGGTTGTTATTCAATAAGCGATTGTTCTTCGTTTAATGATTGGTTTTATGAAACCTTTAAATCAGAATAGAATGAAGAAAGAAGAAACACCAGAACAGTGGTTAGAAGAACAAAACAAGTATTATAACCTTTAAATCAGAATAAATGAAAGGAAAACTAACTA